AGTTAAAAGGTATCTATGAATAGTTCTAACTTTTAATTCTTCTGTGCAAAATCTAGCCCTAACATTAGGAAGCATTTTGCGGTCTTTAATGATAGCCTCAAAAGGTTCTCCATTACGACTAGCAGTTTTATAATCCACCTTTGCAAATTCTTTAACACTTCTATACTCTAACCAATGAATAGGAATATTCCAATTCAATTCACAATCATTAACAAATTTAAGTGTGGCTTCTTCCTCTTTGCCTGTATTAGCAAAACAAACTATAGCGTCAGATGGTAAACCATTATTGCTTTGTAATACTCTCCACAACATATAGGCAGATGTGCGACCACCACTAAAGCTAATGACCGTTGGTTCTATAATCTTAAATGGGTCAGTCATATTGTGTTAGCGTATAAGCTACGCTTTGCCCAAATGTTTCTTGTGTAGTTTTTTGTTGAAGGTTATGTTTAGCATCATCTGCGTTATGGCTTATGACGCCTTTTATCTGGTCTTCTGTAAAGTTTGCTGTGTGTCCAAATATACCTTGTAGCGGATGTGGCTGTGGAATGTAATAGTGCATAAGTCTATTATCTTTATCTTTGAATGCGTGTATATGACCTTCCATCTTCATGGTGACAAGCAAGTTTTTAATAGTATTGTAATTGCCATCTACATGTGCTGCTATATCTTTTATAGCTTTAGGCTCTGTAAGGTAAGCTAGTATTTTTTCTCTGGTATTCACGATACATCCTTAACTTTACAATGCCATTTTTTCTTATCATCTTGATGCCAACCATGCACATGAATAGTCCAACCAGCTTCACGAACTGCACCTACGTTTTCGTGGTCTGCTATCTTTTTACATCTAGCACTCATGTTACCTGCGGTTGTTGTTTGCACAACTAAAGTTTCTTTTCCTTTTAAACATAAGAGGTCTCCGAAGCCATAGAGGTCTTTTCTTATATTCGCACCAGGTATCCATTTCTCTACAACATCAACAAGGTATCCTTCTTCTCGTAATTTTTTAAGACTTAACTGCGTTGGGCTAGTTGCCATCAAATTGACTTTCGTTAGGTTTAGATGTTCCGTCTTTAAATCTTTTCTCTACATTACCGGTAGACTTATTAAGTTCGTATTCATAAGCATGTGGTGATATATCAGGACTATTCTTTTCTTTTTTGAATATCTTATCCCAGTTGTCTTGTGCTTCTTGTTCAGAAATTAACAATGGTCTTCTTCCAGAGCCTTTACCCATTTATTTTACTCCTATCATGTCATGTTCAAAAAGATATTGCATAGTTTTAATATATGCTCTATTCCACATGTCTCTACGTTCTTCTTTTGTAAGCTCTTTACCATTATCAAGTTTAACATGGCACTCTATACATAATGCTGCACATAATGAGTCTGACACTTTAATTCCCATGCCCTTTCCCTCATTACGGTGTGCAGCACAAACTGTTTCAGACTCTATGCCACAATGCTGACAAGGTAATTCTCTTAATAATTTAATTAGTTTCGTATTGCGGTAAACCATCTTGAAATGAGCATCCATATTCGTTAGCAAATCTTAATACATTTTCAATAAGCTCAGCAAATTGAGCTGTATCTAAATCAGAAGTTGAAGGAACAACCACTACCGGTTGACCAGCTATTTCTTTAGCATATTTAAGGTATTTATATTTCATAAGCTCATGTAACTCATCTTTAGTATACCCTAAATAGTCTGATAAGCCTTCAAGTAATGTCCAGTATAAATCATTTTGGCTCAAATTTCTTATGGGTTTACGTTCAGTCACTTGCACTTTCCAAACTTTACTAAAATCAAGTTCTTTTAGTTTCGTTATTAAAATTGGTAAATTCATTCTTGTTAAGTTGAAATTGAACTTTATCATCTCTCCATCCTTTCGTTTTAAATACTTGTCCGTCTTTAGAAGTTGCTTTGTATTGAATGTCATCCCCGAATACTTTTTTGCATTGCTTTATAAATTCATTTATTGTCATCTTGGTGGACTCTCGTTATATCGTAAACCTTTTTGGTCAAACCAAAAGTTAAATGAACCTTCCCATTGTGCATTACGCTGCTTCTGAACAAAGACCTTTGCATCTGGAATAATCTTTAACTCTTCGTCAGAAGTCTTACCTTCTTCTATTAATTTCTCTTTGTATCTATTACGCCATACACAAATAATATTATCACATAAGTTACGAATATGCGAACTTCCCATAATGTTTGTAGCGTCTGGTATCTCTGACTCATCTTTAAGTTTTCTAGTATGTGCTACTAAAAAAATACTTACTTGTAAATCACGTGCTATGACCGCTAAACTGTTTGTCAATCTTTTCTGTGCATCTAGTGACTCTTCAGAAACATCATCCAATTTCATAAGACTGTCAATAATAAATACCTCAACTCCCAATATATGCTTTCCATAGTGCAGAGTTGCAATCATGTCTTCTGATTTAGTACTTCCTGTTTGGTCGTATATATATAACTTGTCTTTAGCTCTATCACAAAACTTACGTATGTAATCATCTGTTGGCTCTGGTGAACCTAATGCCTGGGTAATCATACGAGCCAATGTAAGCACAGGTCTCATTTCTAAAGACGCTATTAAACATTTTGTATTCTGTTTCATCATAGCTAATACAACTTGTGATAACCACATGGACTTACCATGACCTGATACACCAGTAAGAATTGTTAATTCCGAAGACCTAACACGGAATTTATCTTCCGTCTTAATCCAGCCCAACGATTTGCCACTATGAACTTCCTCACTAAAATACTTGACCAAGTCATCAGCAAATATATCCGTACCTTTAACCTTAAACTCTGCATGACCATACCCCTCGTTATAAAATTCTTGAACTGTTGATTGGCTGACTGTTAATTTATCAATAACTTCGCCAATGTTCATACTCCACCTTCCCAAACTTTTTTAGGTTTGATAGTTTCTTCTATAGGGTCGTTCCACCTAGACTGATTAATATACGTGGTCGTTGCTGGTACGTATCCTTCTTTCCAACTGCGAGTATCTTTCATTTTTTTAATGTGGTCAAGTATTTCATCTTTAATCTCATACAATTTTCTATTACGCCACTTTTCCTCACATTTAACTTTTGATATTTTACGAGTTGGATATATTTCCCAAAATTCTAAAAACGACTTATGCGATAGCATATATATATCTTTATCTTTATCTCTATCTTTATCTCTATCTAGTATAGAGTTTGCATAGTCACACTCTATTATCCACTTACTTAATGATTTTATTACAGAATTTACGAAGTTTATAGGGTATCTTAACCTATAAGCAATTGCCTGGTCTTCAGGTAAAAAACCATCATATTGACTAGCTAAACACCATAGTTTTATTAAAATAGCTTGTTGGTCGTGACTCATTGCATTAAATTCATAATCCTCTAATAAGTCAATTCCATATAATTTAAACCATGGCATTTTCTTAGTTTCATCTGCATAAGTCTTAGGTTTATAATGCTGAAACTTATCCCAATTCTTTACTCTGTATTTCATATACTCTCCTTAAAATAAACATTCTTCATAAAGTTCTGTTACTGGCACAACTTTTGCTTTAGGCAAAATATGGAGCTTGCAATTAGGTCTTGACTCTAAAAACCATTTAGCAGATGCCTTGTTACTAAAGGCTCTTAGCGGTTTTCCGTCAAATTCATCTAATATAATGTAACGCAACATGTCCATGGAGCAAAACACTAACATAGGTAAATTCTATATGCAAACTATTTTTTTTATAGAAAATACTTGACAGGTGTTTTTTATAGGTTTAATGTTCAATTGTCAACTTTAGGAGAGATACATGAAAATTTCAACAATGATAGTATTAGCAGTAGGTTTCTGGGTTTATGTAGCCTTTTGCCTTTGGGCTATGGGTAAGTTTGCAGGTGCAATATGAATAAATACTTATGGCTATTCCTTTTTGTATTTTGGGGGTATATAATATGGCGAATGGTTTAAAGCGTATAGCTGAAATATTACCAGAAGTATGGAAAGACTTAGAAGAACTTAATAAAAGATTTGATGAAAGGGAGAGATTAAATGGAAGAATTAATGTTTTACCAACAAGTGATGCAACAACTACACGAGATGGAAACAAAACAACAGGAGACAACAAATGAGTAAGTATTTAGAACTACGTAAGATTGATGTATCAGAACATTTAGAAAAGAAAGGTAAATTTAATTACATTTCATGGTCATGGGCGGTTGACACTTTATTGCAACAAGACCCAACTGCTACATGGGAATATAAAGAACCTGTGCAATTTGGTGAAACACTTATGGTGTTTTGTTCTGTTACAGCATTTGGTAAAACTATGACAGCTCAATTACCTGTGCTTGACTTTTCTAATAAAGCTATGAAGAACCCAGATGCTATGGCTGTAAATACAGCTATGCAACGTTGTTTGGCTAAAGCTATTGCTTTACATGGTATTGGTTTATATATCTATAGCGGTGAAGATTTACCGGATGTAAACCCATTAGAAACACTTAAATCTACTTATGCTGACAAAGGAATTGAAGCTGCTAGAGTTGTATATGCAAAGATGTCAAGAGAAGATAAAGAACAATGTGCAGAGTTTGTAGAAACTCTTAAGGCTGCATAATGGAACAACGCACACAAGAATGGTTTGATGCACGACTTGGCAAAGTAACAGCTAGTCGTGTAGCAGATGTGATAGCAAAGACTAAAACAGGTGTATCTACATCTCGTCAAAACTACCTTGTCCAACTTGTATCAGAACGTCTTACAGGCAAGAAAGGCGATAGTTTTGTTAATCAAGC